TAGGTGCCGTTAAAGGTTGAGCCGCATCCACTCAAGGTTACAGAGTCGCCCGTAGTAAAGATTGCAGGGTTAGCAACCATAACTGTAGCTACGTTATTTTGTAGAGCCGTACCTACAACAGGTGCAAAGTCAAACCATAAAAACTGATTAAGTAAATCTTGGGCAGCCTGACAGCACGTTTCCACAATATCCGACGAATACAGGTTTTCAATTCCTAAATTCGCACGAAGCTCGGCCTCGGTGACGTATGTAGCTGGCACTTGTTTACTCCTTTACTTAATAGGGCCGGTAGGGCTCAAAGGGCTAAGAGCCCTACCGACTATTAGGGTTATTGCTTAGGTGAAGTTGTAGCGAATAATTCCCTTAGGCATCTTGGCGATAGTTGCCATGTAGCCATAGATCGCTACCTGTACCTGTAGGTTCGATACAACGTTTACAGACATGTATGCCTGTGGTGACTGATAAACAGTAAAGGCCTCAGGAGCCAAGATAATTGCTGAGTCGTCTACGACTGTAGTAGCTGCGAAGTTTTTGTCTACATAGAGATCTAAGCCGAGTACGTTACCGCGGATCGAGCCGGGCTGTACTAGACCGCCAGCGTTCATAGGCTGAGAACTTGAATAAATTGGTCGCCCAGTTGTATCCACGGCGCCGGTTAATAGTTGCCATTGTGCGCCGTTAGCGATGTAGTTATTAGCAAAATAGCCAGTTGCCTCATATACAAGACGAGCAGCTTCAGATGCGTAACCGATAATGCCTGCAGATGTAGCGGCCTGAGCTGTTGTAGCAACAGTTCCAGCTGTAATAAGTGCAGCGTTTACAGTTGTATCTAGTGTCTTAAGGTAAGCGTTTTGTAGTTGATTAGTAAGTTCGCTAAAGAAGTTACCATCTCCGTATCCGCGCTCCAAAAGTTCGATGCTGATCGTATTCATACCGGAGTACTTGGCTACAGTTCCAGTTAAGTACGCTGTCTCCATACCTGTATTTTGTACCGCTCCGGCTTCTGCCTCGACAGTTACAACAGGAGCAACACCACTACCGCCACCGGCAGATGTAACAAGAGATGGTACGTTAATTGTCATACCGTTAGCTGGCAAAGTACCGCGAGAGCAAGCGTCGATAGATGGTGTACCAAAACGTGTGTTAGTTGGAAATTCTGATAGATACTGAGTTGGGTTAAAGCCCGGGTTAGTTGAGAAGCTATCGTCTGCAGCTGTGACATATAACTTCGAGTCCTCGTTACCGAGTGCTGCTTTAATTTTGTGCTCCGTATATGCACCCATCGAAACAATAGGAGTACGTACTCGCTGTGAGTCTAAAACGGATGGACGGATAATTTGGCGAGATGCCTCTAGAGGGGCAGCCTCGGCCGGTGCTTCCGCCGGGATATCCGGCGTTGTTTCTGGGGCTGTCGTCATGACATCCTCGCTTTCGGTTTCGGTTTCGGTTTCTACAATGGTCGTGTTGATCGTTGTAGTTTTTGTGCTTGTACTTGTAGCTGCCTCAAGCGCTGCTCGAGCCGCTGCAATATCAGTTACGGATGCGCTTGAAAAGGCCGCACTCTCTACGAGGCTTACCTCTTTGAGGACCGCCGCCGTTACTAACAGGTAGTCACCCATTGGCTTAGAGGACGTAACATCGACCCCTACGGATAAGCCGCTTACTAGGTTTTCCTGAGCTAATACGAGCGCATCTTGTCCTCGAGTGCTGCTCGATAACTTAAAGGATCCGTATACGCCCTCTGTAGAGTCACTAAACGAGATCGCGCGACCTACAGGCTTATCCTGTTGGTGCTGCATTAGTAACTTAATCTTTGTTGCCTCCGGGATCGCGATAGATCCTCGCTCAAACACAACAGCGCCAGCGGATGTATATCCGACTTCACCGTACGGAGCGATAAGCCCTGAGACGATGCGGCGCTCTGTATCGGCGGCCTGTATTTCTTGGCTAAACGTTAGTAGCACTTGTATCTCCTAGCGGTGTCAGTTGCTCCATTTGTCGGGCTTGATTTACATCTATTAAATCTAAGGCAAGCATCTTTTCAATAATATCTAAACGCTCCATAGCATCGACGCGTAAGAAAGAGTCATCGACAGCAAAACGCACTTGATTTGCAGAGTTAGTTATGTCGTTCATTGAGAGGCGATCCTCGATAGCGCATATGTATGGCTGTAATGAGTACGCCATAAATTCTCTACGACCGTCGATAATATTTTGGTATGTCATGCTGTTATTCATATCGGCAGAGATGTAATAAGCCGGTACGTTCATAGCGCGAGCGATCTCCGTAGCTAAGTACTGTGATGCTTCGTTATACATCATATCTTTAGGACTAAAACCAATATTTTCTACGCTGAGAGTGCTAGTTAAATACGCCGTACTACGTGAGGCTCTGCTCGATTTCCATGCAGCTAGTAATCCTTGTACTTGTGACTCAGGCAGATCCGCGCCGTTATTTTTTAATACTGTTGTAGCCATTGGTGTATTAGCACTTACGGCTGCAGCTTTTTGTATATCAAAAGCGGCTTTAATAGTTGTACCAGCTGTATCTAATACTCCTGGCGTTAAACCTTGAAAAGTTACAAGAGATCCGATACCGCCCATTGGTACTTTAATACCATCGACAAAATAATCCTCGATCTCTGTACCAAACTTGTTAGTAGTGTATGTAACGCGGCTATTAGATACCCACTCAAATCCACTAGGACGACCATCATCTGCATACAAAGATGTAACACGCCAGTAAGCGCATCCGTAAAATATTAAACTATCAACAGTTGCAGAAATAGTAACGCTGCGAGGCTGACGTAAATCAGGTTGCTCTAACCAAATAGGAGAGCCTAATTTTTCTCCTGTTGATTTTTTATATAGTGATAAGTCAATACTTGATATAACTCCGGCAATTAAATTACGACAACGAGATACAGATGCAACCTGTAAAGCAAAGTTACGATCTATACCGCTTGTGTTGTATCCATATGTAGAACCGGTGTTGTAAGAGCCATAACCATAAGTAGTGCTCATTACGGCAGGTGCGTACTGAGCTTCTATAGTCGGCTTTTCCGCTGACTTGAAACCTAGAGTTTGGAGTAATCCCATAAGAGGGATTTTCTCCAAAAGTCAAGCACAAAATCAGATCTCTCTCGGCGTGTCTCTAACTGTAAACTTTAGCCTCACCCATAGGTTGAGTAAGAATATGGACGATAAAACTGAGATTTATAGCTATATCTACCGGTCCAGCTGACTTACGCCGGACGATACGCCACGACGAGTCGGACTCCTTAGCTGCACAATTAGCCATATGCGCTACGAGCTCATCTTGCCCACTATGTACTAGGCGCTTATTTGCTAGGGCCTCGTATAGATCACCGGATGCCTGATAACCCTTTTGCCCTGAGATATCTGTAACTTGTATCCCGTTAGCCTCAAGGCGTTTAGCAATAGAGGCGGTCGTATATTTGTCGTAGGCCACTTGGCGCGGATAGTAAATCTTGGCCCATTTAGCGATCGCGTTCGCTACAAACATCTCGTCAATAGAAACGTCACTATGAAAGATCTCTAAGACTGCAACGCCTATACGTCCATCCTCGAGAACTTGGCCCATACATAACGAGCCGTCTCTACGACTAGGGCTAACGTCAAAAGCAAAAATAGTAAGCGGCCCTACCGACATTTTTAGATCTTTATCGGCTGCATCCTCTACGGCCATATGCGGCCAAGGTGATTGGGTCGAGCTTATCCATTGGCACAATAATTCGGTTTTTGTAGTCTCAATAGGTTGAGTCGCTACGGCTTCCTCTAACGCTTCCTCTGTGACTGTATAGCCCAGCGCCGGGTTAGCCATAGCCCACGCATTACGATCTGTTATCTTGGCAAATTGGGGAGCTGAGTACTCGTAAAAGCCAAAAGTCTTAGGCGGAAAACTCATAGCTCTTTCCCGTAGGTCATTAAGTACGGTGCTAAAGCTGTCTCCGGCATTAGAGGTTAAGAGTGTTTGAGCATTGGGCTTAGCGCGAGTCGTAGGCGTAGCGGCTCTAAAGCCTTCCTCGCTAATCTCTCGGATCTCATCGATATACAACAGCGAGGCGGTACGGCCGCGGCTGCCGTCACGGGTAGCAGCTACAACATCTAATCGGTTGCCGTTTTTTAACTCTATGGACTCGGTGCCGTTGGCATACCGGATCTGTTTAACCTGTTTACGCATCCCGTCATTATTCTCGATTGCATAAGCAACCTGCCTAAAGGTGTCTAAGGCCATCGATCTATTAGAGCTCATAATAAGCACGTTAGGGGAGTCGAACAAAAACATATGACCGAGCATGACCATGCGCGCTAGATGAGTCTTACCTTGTTGGCGGCTGCATAAGATCAAACTAGTTTTACGCACAAACATCTCTTGATCGTCCACGGTACACATATCGTTAATCACAAACTCTTGCCACGGTAATAAGGGCATCCCTATAGAGTCTGCCAGCTGCGCGATCTCGATACCCCGGGATTTACCCTTGAGATAGGGACTATGTAAGCGAGGCTCAGTAGCCCCCATACGGGGCGCTTTTACTTGGGCCATACTCCTACCCATCCTGACTGATTTGGCCCTCGCAGGGGCCCATAGGGACTGTACTGGTAGTCCTCGGGGAGGTACAGTTTCG